TATGCTAAAATTAAGACATATATAAGACACTTAAAGACACTTAAAGTAGTAACTATTAAGTAATACTATTAAGTATAACTAATAGAATACTACTTAAAGACACTTAAAGCTTCTTAAAGACACTTTAATACTATGGACCACTTAATGGACAATCCTAGTACACCTAAACAAGATGTTGTGTTAAAAAGAAAAGGGCGACCACCTAAAGCTCTTTTAGAAAAGAAAAATCCTGTAGGGAGACCTAAAGGAGAGGCTTCTATCATTAATGAGTACAAGAGGAGGATGCTAAATTCTCCTAAGTCTCAAAAGGTACTAGACTCAATCTTTAATGCAGCTCTTAATGATGACCACAAAAACCAGGCAGCCGCCTGGAAACTACTTATGGATAGAATGCTTCCTGTTGCTGCGTTTGAGCAGGAAGTACAAAAGAATGGTGGAAAGTCAGCAATCACCATCAACATCTCAGGAATTGTCACTTCACAAGAACAAAACACACCACTAGAAGATATAGAATATTCTTCTTATCAAGAACAAGATGAGTAATAGATTCTACTATGGCGATAAAGCTGTAAAGAAAGTTAAAGAGCTGTATCCTGATTGTGTTCTTACACAGGCTCATAAACTTTTAATTCACCATGAAGGTTTTTGTGAAGGTGTCTATACTGACGACAAAGGTGTGTTAACAACAGGCGTAGGTCAGACCAAGGAATACTTTAATATGTCCTTTCCTGATGTGTTTAATATCTTTCTACAAAAAGCAAAAGATCTAACCCCTAACTTTGATTCTTTGTCAGAAGAACTCAAAGCAGCTATTGTGTCAGCCACCTACAGGGGCGACTGGCAACTATCCAAAAAGACCAGACAGCTATTCAACCTTGGCAAATACCAAGAAGCTGCTGATGAGTTTTTGAACAACAAAGAATACAGAGAAAGGCTTCTTAAAGACACCAAGGACGGTGTTGTAAAGCGCCTAGAATATATTGCTGACTGTATTCGTAAGGGTTGTTAAAAATGGAATACTCCATAGGTAAAAACCTAACAGCAGGCACAGCCAACACCCTGTTTGTTGTGCCAACAGGTTACCATGCAAAAGTAACCATGTTGTTTTTAGCTAACTCCACAGGCTCCACCAAGAGCATTAGTGCCGATTGGCATGATGGTGCAACAGTAATTCCATTCCAAGGAACAAAATCAGTCAACTCAGGAGATTTCCTAAAATTTGGTGGTCCTGTTGGCGAGTATCTTTTGATGACTGAAGGGGATTACCTTAGTGTCACCCCTGAAGCAGGTAGCACATTTGTTGCTATTGTGTCATTTGATCTTTTCCCACATAAACCATCTAACTTTGTTTTCTAACTAGATGGCTGAACTTAATGTAAAACTGTTAAACTGGCAACAAACAGTTTGGAAGAACAACGAACGTTTTCAAGTAATCGCTGCTGGTCGGCGGTGCGGTAAGTCTAGGTATGCCGCCTGGCGAATGATTGTAGCTGCCCTTGACTCTAAAGCAGGGGATGTGTGGTACATAGGACTTACTCAAGGCAACGCAAGGGACATCATGTGGTCCTTGCTACATGACCTTGCCAGGCCAGTTATCAAATCCTCTCATGTAAACAACCTTCAGATCACCCTGATCAACGGTGCTGTTATCTCTCTAAAAGGTTCTGACCGCCCTGAAACTATGAGGGGTGCTTCTCTTAAGCTTGCTGTCCTGGATGAAGCTGCTTTTATGAAACCTTCTGTCTGGGAAGAGATCATCAGACCAGCCCTAGCTGACCAAAAAGGTAAAGCTGTGTTTATCGGCACCCCTGAAGGGCGTAATTGGTTTTATGAACTGTTTGTGTATGCTGAGAAGTCTGATGACCCTGAGTGGGCTGCCTATCACTTCACCAGCTACGACAATGAAATGCTTGACAAGAATGAAATTGACAATGCAAAGAAGTCAATGTCAACGCATATTTTTAACCAAGAGTTCATGGCTTCTTTTAACGCCAAAGAATCTGAACTGTTCAAAGAAGAATGGCTTCAGTTTTCTCAAGAAGAACCTCAACAAGGCGATTACTACATTGCAATTGACCTTGCAGGATTTGAACAAGAAGGTAAAGCCAAGAAAAAACGCCTTGATGACTCAGCAATGGCTATTGTCAAAGTCACTGACGATGGTGAATGGTGGGTTAGAGACATCAAATATGGCCGTTGGTCCTTTGACGAGACTGTCAGAAACATCTTTTGGGCAGTCCAAAGGTACAAACCTGTTGCTGTAGGTATCGAAAAGGGCATTGCAAGGCAAGCAATCATGTCACCTTTGCTAGACATGATGAAAAAACACAATCTTTTCTTTAGAATTGAAGAACTAAGCCACGGGAACACCAATAAAACCACCCGTGTAGTTCATGCCCTTCAAGGTAGATTTGAACATGAACGTATTATTCTGAATGAGGGTGATTGGAATATCAAATTCATGGATCAACTTATGCAATTCCCGTCTGCTCTGACACACGATGACCTTATTGACGCCCTTGCGTATATTGATCAATTAGCAAAAGTGTGTTATACTTATGATTTTGAAGTGGATGAATGGGAAGAATTTGACCGAGTAGCAGGATATTAACTAATTATGTCTGAATTGTCTTTTGATGCCTCCACCGATGAGCTCTTGACTGAGCAAGATCTCGCTTCTTGGGTTGTTGATAAGTGCCGCCAGTGGCGTGACCACTATGAAAGCAACTACCAAGAGAAGCATGAGGAGTATTATCGCCTCTGGCGTGGTATTTGGTCTCAAGAAGACGTAGAACGCCTCTCAGAGCGCTCCAAGATCATCTCTCCAGCCCTTCAGCAGGCTGTAGAGTCTAATGTGGCTGAACTAGAAGAAGCTACCTTTGGCCGTGGTACCTGGTTTGACATTCAAGATGACATGAATGACCCTGAAAGGGCTGACATCATGTATCTAAGAAATAAACTCTCAGAAGACTTCGAAAAAAACCGTGTTCGTAAGTCAGTAGCAGAGTGTTTGATCAATGCTGCTGTGTTTGGTGTTGGTGTTGCAGAAGTTACTCTTTCTGAAGAAAAAGAAATGGCTCCTGCAACACAGCCTTTGATGGACGGTCAGCTCCAAGCTGTTGGTGTTACGATCAAAGACCGGACTGTGGTCAAACTTCGCCCAGTCATGCCACAAAACTTCCTTATTGACCCTATTGCTACTTCAATTGAAGAAGCCCTTGGGTGTGCTATTGATGAATTTGTATCGAGACATCAGGTAGAACTCTTGCAGGAACAAGGGGTATATGCTGATGTTTATATTGCAGACGCAAGTCCTGACACCAACATCGAGCCTGACCAAGACTTGACTGTTTACAGCGACGACAAGATCCGCCTGACCAAGTATTTTGGCCTTGTGCCCCGTAAGCTGCTTGAACAAGCCGAAGAATATGAAGATCTTGGCGCTGAAGAAGAAAACAGCAGCATGTATGTAGAAGCAATCGTGGTGATTGCTAATGATGGTGTTCTTCTGAAAGCAGAACGTAACCCATACATGATGAACGACCGTCCTGTAATTGCTTTCCCTTGGGACATCGTTCCTGGTCGCTTCTGGGGACGTGGTGTTTGTGAAAAAGGCTACAACTCACAAAAGGCACTTGATACTGAGCTTAGGGCTCGTATCGACGCTCTTGGCCTGACCGTACACCCGATGATGGCTATGGACGCCACCAGGCTCCCGAGGGGTGCCAAGCCTGAGATTCGACCTGGTAAAATTCTGCTTACCAATGGAGACCCCCGTGAAATCCTTCATCCTTTTAATTTTGGACAAGTTAACCAAATCACTTTTGCCCAAGCTCAAGCCCTTCAGCAGATGGTTCAACAGGCTACAGGAGCGGTGGACTCAGCTGGAATCGCCGGACAAGTTAACGGCGAAGCTACTGCTGCTGGCATTAGTATGTCTCTTGGCGCTATTATCAAGCGGCATAAGCGGACCCTGATCAACTTCCAGCAGTCCTTCTTGATCCCATTTGTTGAAAAAGCTGCATGGCGCTATATGCAGTTTGATCCTGAGTCTTATCCTGTATCTGACTACAAGTTTGTAGCTACCAGCTCGCTTGGCATTATTGCCCGTGAGTACGAAGTGACTCAGCTCACCCAACTGCTTCAGACCATGCCTCCTGATTCCCCGATGTATCCTATCCTTGTTCGTTCCATCGTGGATAACATGAACCTTGGTAATCGTGAAGAACTTATTGCTGCTATTGAGCAGGCTGCACAGCCCAACCCTCAAGCACAACAAGCTCAAATGCAACTTCAGCAAGCACAGCTTGAATTTCAACAAGCACAAACTCAGGTTCTTCAAACGCAAGCACAAGAATCTAGCGCCCGAGCACAAAAGCTCCAAGTGGAAGCACAAGCAGTGCCTGCTGAACTTGAACTTAAAAAGCTTGATGTTGCTTCTAAGAATATGCAGGTTGGAGCACAAGACGACAAAGAGTTTGAACGGCGTCTTAAGATTGCCGATCTACGCCTGAAGCAAAAGGATCTCGAAATCAAAGAAAAGTCAGTAGACAACCAAAAGGCTCAAAAGCAGAAAGAAGAACAAGCTGAACAGATGTTGATGGAACGCTTGTCTTAATATCGTGGCTTCCGTTGATCTTAAATTAGCTGCTCTTTATGACAAGCTAGACGCAAAGATAGCAGCAGTCTCAACGGTCATAGGCCCACAAGGCCCCCAAGGGCCCCTAGGACCCCAAGGCCCACAAGGCCTCCAAGGCCCTAGGGGACTACAGGGCCCCCAAGGTGAACAGGGTCTACGGGGCTCTGAGGGCCTTAAAGGAGAACCTGGAGAGGATGGTGTAGGGGTCCAGGAAGTTTATGAAGCCGCTGATGGTCAGATTGTCTTTGTACTGACCAACGGTGAAGAATATAGCGTAGAGTTACCTGAGGGCAAAGGAGAAGTAACCAACTATGTAAGCACTTCAGGTGGAACATTTATATCACCTGTTAAGTTTACTTCAATCACCTCTAGCCCATATTATATTCAAATTAGTGATCTAATCACCGGACATAATCTTTTTGGTGTTAATACCGGATCTAATGCAACTGTTTACTTGCCATCGTTTATTGATTCAGTTAAACTAATCATAATCAATAACGAAATGCAAAGTTATTCGGTAACTGTTGAATCTGACATAGGATAAACATAAACAATGGCTTTTCTAATTGATGATGTATACGATTCAGGACTTTCTTACGTTAGCACTAATGCTAATCGTCTTGATATCTGCAGCACAGAACCAACCACTTATACTCAAGCAACTTCAACTTACACTTTGGGTAATAAAACTTCTTTAAGTGTAGGTTCTCCTGCTGACCACACCCCTGACGGGCGTAAAGTGGTTGTAGCTGCTATCACTGATGGCACTGTAAGTGGCACCGGCACTGCAGCTTATTGGGCTATTACCAAAACTTCCACTTCCACTTTGATTGCCACTGGCTCCTTGACCAGTTCACAGGCAGTTTCAAGTGGCAATACTTTTACCCTGGATGCAATCAACATTGCTATCCGTGATGCGACCTCGGTATAAATAATATGGATGTCTTTTTGATCAAAGACGGCAAGGTAGACAACTGCATCTGTGCGGACAGTGTGCAGAGGGCGCAGCAGTTTTACCCCGACCACATCTGCATTGAGCGCACGGACGCACTGCGCGGCTATGGTCCGGGTGATTTGTACGACGGGCAGAACTTCTCGAAAGCGCCATACGTACATGTAATCCTCCCGGTCAGCCGACTGGAATTCCTGCGTCGCTTCACGCCTGAGCAGCGCATCGCCATCCGGGCATCGACCGACCCGGTAATCATTGACGCACACGAGCTGCTCGACATCGCCACCGAGATCGCTGCGGATGACCCGGACACGATCCGATACGTGCGCTATCTACAACAGCAGGGCTTCATTTCGGCAGAAGATGCCGACCGAATTCTGGAGGTAGATCAGTGAGCCTCGGCGGTCCTGTACTGCGTCAGCATGTAGTCGAGTTCATCGACGGGACTGGCATCAAGACCGATGGCGTGGTTGACACGTCAGACACCGCTTCGCCATTTAGCTGGACTGTTCCTGCTGGAACCACAAAGCTCTACGTCACCGGGTGTGGTGGTGGATCTGGTGGGGGTGGTGGGCGTGCTACGACAACACAACGAGGCGGCGGCGGTGGTGGCGGCGCTGGACTTTGTGTAATGAATTTGCCTGTTGATGTGGTCCCCGGAACCCAACTGAACGTATCTATCGGTTCCGCTGGACTAGGGTCTGCTGCTGGCGCAGCTACTTCTGCCGCTGGATCAACCACCATTTCTCCTGTTGTCATGGCAGTTGGCAATGTTGG